TGTTCACCCAGGAAAGGGTTGTCAGCTTTTTGGTCAGAATAGCTATCTACATGATCTTTAATAAAAGTTTCACCGTTATCAGTTGCTACCCATTCATCATTATAGAGTGTAATATAATTATTAGCTCTTAATGCAAAGTAATCATCGTCTTTGAAAGGTCCGAACTCCTTGTCGTGCATCTTCAGTAAGTCTTCTTTGTCATACACGTAACAATACAGTATAAAATACTGTGTCAAGGATACATTAGCTTCTTTCAGCGTATCCATAAAAGTTTTTCCGAAAGCGATCATTTTATGTTCTCATTTTAAATAGTTATTTGGTTAATATTATCAATCCATTTTACATTATGATCTTTAGATGTTCTTCTACGTACCCATTTAAGTTCTTGGCTACCTTTAACATAAAGATTCACATATATAGAGTTTTTATTCTCTTGCACTCGCAGTGTTCTGCCTTTTCTTTGAATGTTATCCAAAGCTTTAGAGCTACCTGCAGTACATATTCCGAGTGAGCAATCAGGTACATTAAATCCAGCATTTAAAGCTTTTACAGAACTTATAACCCTTTTAGAGTTGGTATCATCTGCAAATTCTTCTAACGCTAAAACTCTTGCTTTCTTGCTTAGCTTACTATGAAACGTAATACACTCATCTCCCAATATTTCTTGAAGCCTATCCGCAAATTGAATAGACTCACTGAATACTAAAGCTTTTCTGTCTGGAAAAGCCTCCAAAATACCTTTAGCTAATGATATTTTACCCGCAGCATTATAACAAATGTTCTTTCTTTTTTGCATTGCCATGTAAAATATATTAGCCCATTTTGATTTTGAACTATCTTTAGACGTTTTCCATTTTGATGCATTTTTAAATGCAACTAAAGCACCACCTAAATTATCTGCTGCTTGGTTATAAATAGCGTCTATTCTATTGTATTCAAGGGCTTCCATAGGGGTAAAATTTATTCCTATGTTATATACTTTATGATCCGCAACTAGACCTAAATTGTTTGCTTTCTTTAGATCTGTTTTCCTAACAATAGGTGCAAACGAAACTAATAACTCAAGATGAGCATCATTTTCAGGAGGAGTGGCAGTCAAGCAGTATATTTTATCCCAAGTATTATTACTATAGAATTTTCTATACTCATGAGATAGTGTAGTGTGGACTTCGTCCACAACTACAATATCCCAGTGATTCTTTTCTAATTTATAAGCAGATTGAATGCACATAAATTCTACACGAGATAGTAAATTACTATGTCCCCATTTGTTAAATTCATTTTGCCATTCATTGTCTCTTAAATTCTCAGTAGGAACAATTATAAGAGCTTTACCCATAGTTTTAATACTATGTGCAATTGCCAATACTCCCATTCTAGTTTTACCTAGCCCAGTCGCAGCAATAGAAGTACCCTTGTAATTATTTTGAGCCCAAGCATTTAAATGATGCCGTTGCTCACTGTCCTTCTGGTCGTTTAAATTGAGTTCCGTCTGCATTGTTTTTATAGTATTGTATTAAATATTTCGCATAATTAGTATCTATTTTTTCGTTTTTAAAGTAAATAGTTTGATTTCCAGAGTCAATAGCGTCTTTGACGATCTTGTCAAAATACTCCAACTCATCATTCCTCAACTCTATACTATGATAGAGTGAGTGAACAGTTTTCATGTGTCCCATAAGATTTAAAGATTTGTAAATATAATTATTTTTCCCACTGATTGCTGATATTAGCCTCAGCTTTTAATAATCCTGAAGGTAATATAACAGCAGCCGCAGCCTCCATGAGTTCTGACATTTTACTACGCCATTCATCTGCATAGTCTTTATGGCATAGCGTATCTATTTGGTCGTGAACAGTCATAACCATTTTAACAGGTACATTGTTTTGTTTGATAAACTCACGAATATTTATCATTGCGAGCTTAGTCATATCTGCACCAGTTCCCTGGATAGGAGTATTTTTAGAAGCACGTTCTATACTGCCTAGTAGTTTAAAGGCAGCCCCATCCATACCATTTATAAGATTTGGAGACCAATTATCAAAATGTCTTATACGCCTAATAGGGCCATATGTCTTAATAAAACCATGACTTGTACCGTAATTTCCAAGAGATTCTAAGAACTTTCCAATAGAAGGAAAAGCTTTAAAATATTTATCAATTAAATCAGTAGCCTCAGTTTGTGTAATATTAAGAGTCCAAGATAATTTATGTGGCCCCATGCCATATGCAAGACCAAAATTAATAGTCTTTACATTAGTTCTTAGCGTTTTATGCTTTGGACAGGTACACTTTTCTTTATTAGAAAGATAAGCGCACCCATCCTCCGCACTTGTTAACCACTCATCTCCATAAACCAGATCGGCACAGACACTATGTAAATCTTGTCCTTTTTCTAGAACATCACGCCATACAGGGTCTTTTGACCCTTCAGCTATGATACACAACTCTTGCGAGCTATAATCTGCTGAGACAAATACATAATCTTTATCACTTGGAGCAAAGCAATTCCTAAACTTATTGTTAGCAGGTATCTGCTGCATGTTAGGAGTGTTACTTGCTACGCGACCTGTGTTTAAGATCTGATTAAATGAAGTGTGGATAGCACCATCAATACGTACATTATCTAAGAATCCTTCGCCATAACTAGTAGACAGTTTCATTTTTTCTTTATAGTCAATATATTTACCTATTAAAGGGAACTTATATTTATACTTATAAAGCTCTTTACCGTTTACGTTATCAAGAGAAGGCACAAATGTTTTAAGAACTGCCAATACCTGCATTGGGCTAGACCAATTAACGTCTACTCTTCTTAGTTCTTTTATGGGTGTAAAAAGCTCTACTTGAATATATTTACTAAGAAATCTTTTTAATTTAGGATTAGTTAGTATCTCATTATCAAGCTCTTTTTCTAATATAACTGCCTGTTTACCAGAGTCTTTAGATATCTCTCTCCATTTATCTTGGTCAATTGGAATACCATTGTATTCAATATCTGCAAATGCAAGAGCAGCTTTATTTTCAAGATCTATCGTATTTGCAAGACCTTTTGTAATTATAGTAATATCTTGTTTACGTCTAATCCCAATTAGATACTCAACATCTTTAGCACCATAAACTATCTGAGTCTCATCAAATGGTTTACCCTCCAGCCCAATAAATTTATTACGAGGCTCTTTATTAAGTCTTATTCCTAAATATCTATCGCATAATGCTAGTAAAGAATACCCAGGATTTTGTTTACCGCAATGAATAACTTGCTCAGCAAGCATTGTGTCCCATATACCTTCTAATTCTATATTTCCCCATCGTTTAATCATTTTATAATCAAACTTAGAGTTATGAAGAATCTTAATAATATCAGGATTTTCAAGTACAGCACGTAAAGGCTCAATTGAAACTGCTCTAGTATCAATAACAAATTGATGTTCTTTATCACCAATCTGAAACATTATCATTTTCTTAGTTAAAAAATCTAATCCTTCAGTTTCAGTGTCAACACCAAGATATTTTTTACTAGAGCAATATCGAACTACGTCTTCAATTTTACATGTTTGACAGTGTGTGTAAGGCAAAGCACTGTCAGGTCCTATAAAATATATCATTTGCAAAGTAAATTTGAAAAGACGCTTGACATTTCTTCTACGTCTTTGTCTTGGTTTATGTCTTCTGCAGGTAAATAGTGTCCATTGACGTTTTTAAACAGATTTATATGAGAATCATCAGTAAGAGATTCAAAATTAAAAACAACAGCATCAATTGCTATTGATCTTAGTTTTTCAATATCATCTATTGTCATATTGTCTGCATTAAGCTTATCATAATCTAATCCTATTTTGTTACATTGATCTTCATTTACTTTAGTAAAGTTACATTCAGAAACAAAACAACAATATTTAGAGCCTGCTAATTTGTTCATTTCTCTGCATATATTTGCAATTACATCTCTTTGGTCAAATATTTCCATAGGAAGAGGGCCTATTTTATTTCTATCTTCTTTAGTCAGCATATATAAAGATGGTTCAAATTCATTTTGAGCCTTCTTTTTAAATACATCTGTCATTACTTTTATTTGAAATTCTTTATATGTTATCATGTTTTAAATATTAAATCTCCCAGCTTTGAGTTATGCAGGGACTTGAGTGACCAACGGTATGCTAGTAATGCCTTATCGCCACTGGGAGATTATGAGTTTATACAATAAAAATATCAAATCCATTAGCCAGAACTTTTATCTCTTTAACAGTTGAAGGACCACATCCTTTAGTTGCTAAGAGTTTATCTGTAGTGAGTGTTTTTAATTTACTTGGCGTGTCAACTCCTAAGTCCATTAATACTTTTTGAGCACGTTTAGAGCAAAGATGTAGCTCTGTGTCATATGCAAAAAGATCTAATCCTGAATACTCTAATTCTTTTAATGCATTAATATCTTCGTATTTATCTTTTTTAATTATTAAGCCTGCAATAATTGTAAATATTGTTAAAACACCTATAGTGGCTGTTATTATTAATAGTATTCCTACGTTATCCATTTAGTTTTATATTATTGAAGTTATTATTTATTGATTGTTTAACATCTACTACTAGTTTTTCAAGAATAGCTAAGAAAGTTTTATTTGATATACTATTAAGAGATAATCGTATTGTTTCTTTTTCTGCTTTTTCTTTATTGTTTATCTTATCGTTCATTTTGTAAAGATTCTCCAAGAAGTCTTGCGGATTTGAAAAAGATTCAGGGTCCATATCTAATGTTATATCAGATTCAGAGTCTTTAGATTTCTCTTTAGTTATGCATATCTTTAAGTCAAACTCAAAAGGGCATTCTTTGTCTAGTACATACTCTGCTATTTCAATAAGTTTACCAGAGGTTTCTTTTAACTCTTCAAGTTTTTCTAATCTTTCTCGAAGTTTATTAATGTCTTTAAGGTTTATATTAGAAGTCATTTCCATCTTCATTTAAATATTTAACAAATTCATCTTTTGCAAACTTTACTTTAGTAGGTAAATGACTAGACATTAGATCACTTACTTTCTCTTTCATGTCTACAATCATTTCAAACTCTTTAAGGTAACTACCAAGCATAAACATTTCTCCTTCTCCTTTTACACCTATAGCAGATATTATATACTCTATTAAATGAGATTTTTTACCTGTTAAACCTTGATTTGATCTAATATATTCAAATAGTGCATCTTTAACTTCTGATTTAAAGCTATCTCTAATACCAAAAGCGTCTTCTAAGTTGTCTTCATTGTGGTCTATCATTTTTAAATACTTTAATAGTTATATTATGTGTGAGTTTATTTTTGTAATGTCTACATATTATACCTGTTGGTAATACAATTTCATCTATTAATACAGGTGGAAATAGATAATTTATAAGTTTCTTCATTATGATATAATAATTGTTCCGTAAAAAGGTAATACAATAAAAATACCCTCATTCTTTACTCCCATAATATTAGGTAGCAATTGAAATGTGCGAGTAAAGTCAAAATTTAATCTAAATAGTTTTCTTGTTTTCATTTGTTCTAGGATTATTACTTTATGTTTCATTTGAGTTTAGATTTTTAAATAAAAAAGAGGAGTGATGTCGCTCACTCCTCAAGGCGTTTTATGCTGCCAGTCTAACTGGAGCAGAAAATAGGTTGATAACTTTGCCAGTTACCGAGTATGATTCTCTCTACGTTCCTGTTATACAGTCAAAACCAGTCACCCCCATATTATTAATACTTTAGTGGAGGTGGAGGGAATCGAACCCTCGTGTTGTATAATGGCTAACATATGTCAACAAATCAATGCTTTAAATGTACAAAAAAATGAAAACATAAGCAATAGCCTGCTATATGTGACCGTTTACATAGTTGTACACCTATGTAATTCAAAACCTACTTGACTACAGGTTCTTACTGTTGGGTTTGGTTAAATGAGGACTATCTCATTACGATTGTTTGCCAAAGCATGTTCGATTTTACATACTTCTGGGAACAATATGGGTGTCAAATGTTACCACATTGTTCCATTTTACATTAGCACCATCTATAGTAGATATGGGTCTTTCAAGGTTACTGCGTGAATGAGAGGTTAACCTTTACCTTTGTTCTCAATTTAATCAGCATTTACCACTACTATAAATGGTCATGAGATAATCCAGGGATCCACAGGGCACCTGCTTTTATAATAGGTAATTACTCCTATAAAGTTTACTGCCTGCATTCAATTATCTCTTGCTGCCAACTCCTCAGTGTAATTGCTTAGCATACAT